ATAAACAGAGGCAAAGAAGTCATCAGCAATGTGATTCGGGATGAAAGCGAACTCGTCAAGAAAGATGACATTATAGGATCCGCCTCGGACAGCAGATGACGAAGTAGAGTTAGATGAAATTTTGGAGCCATTTTCTAGTTCCAGACTACCTTTGTTCCATGATATGATACCTTGTTGCATCCACTTTGGTAAGTTTTCATAAGCAAGTTGTAATCTTCCAAGTAGGTCTCTTGCAGTAGATGCTTTGTTCGCTAGAATAGCTATATTAACATTATCGTTGAATACCGCATAATGTAACAAATATGAAACACAAGTAGTAGACTTACCTGTCTGACGGGGCATTTTACAGATATTAAATCTATTCTTGTGGAAATTGCTGATCAGTTTCTCTTGAAATGGATACATCTCAAAAGGCACTAGACCATGATCAAGAGACACGATCTTAATGTAGTTTCTAGCAAAATATACAGGATCTTCTTTACACTTTAAGAACTCAATAATTTGTTCTTCTGTAAATTCAATCGGCGTGTTGGCTTTTTTGAGCAGAGGATTGCCCAAATAAACATCACTAGACATATTCATACCCCCTTTCTGGACCCCAATGTTTCATTCTGTATGAGAGACCTTGTATTGTTATACCTACATCATCTGCAGCTTCTTGTTGAGAAACATAAACTTTTCCATTGATGGAAACTCTTTTACTGTTTGGGTGTTTTTCTCCACCCTCATACTTATGACCAAAAGAGCGACCTTTCAGTGCCTCACTTTTCTTTCTACAAGTTTCTTTACTATGTTTTCTACCAATGTTTTTTTGAGTTGCCTTATTTAAATTTTCCATAAACCAAGCATCATTATGCCACCCACACTTATGTATCTCCCTACTACAAACATATAAATGCTCTGGAATATCTTTACCTCCCTCACATCTTGGGGGAAAATGATGAACATCCATACCTTTCATTTGTTCCCAAGATAGTCCCCAGTTTTTACGAGCAATATTTCTTACTGTTTTTGGACTTAACCTTTCTTTTGGAACTTTAACAATAGCAGACACATTTCAATCCCAATCTAAAAATATTTATACAAGATAAACTTCACTCATAACTAAACTCCTTTATGTTAAATCATAAAAACTAACTGAACCAATACAATCAGCACTACCACTTACTGCTCTAGCTGCTAAAGTAACAATATCACTTACTTTTGCTTGAGTTCTTCCAAGTTGTAAATCCCAATTATAATTGCTTTCAACATTCAATGGAACATCTGATTTATTTGCAGATGAAACAAAGTCATTAAAAATAATTTTACCTCCTGCAATTGTTGTTGCGTCTACATTAAATTGTGCGTTTGGAGTATTTGCCACAGTCCAGGTTGAACCATTTAAAGTTCCATTTTTAATTAAAGCAACTTCCAATAATGCCGTTGACGCAGAACTACCTAAAAACGCAAATGACTTTGGAAGAATAATCGCATCTTCCCTTCCTGGAGTCAAACGAATTGATACTAATGGAACAAAAGTAGTAGTGGCTATAGATACTGTTGTTGTTCTTCTCGCAACATCTCTTGCTAAAATCCTTTCATATCCTCCATTAGATTGAATGGATACACAAATTTGTTTTAATGTGGAAGATGATGTTGTAATACCAGTATTTAAAATTTCATAACGAACTGGAAGAGAAGCTGTGGTCATATAAACACTATCAATAACATTAGCGTGTTCAAATCTGTGTGCCACGTGGAAATTACCTTCTTCGTGAGCAAATCCACAGCGAACGGCACCAACACCCAACCACTCATATTCAGTAAACATCAGTTGTGCTTTTGTCAGATCTAAATTATGATTGGTTGGATTTACTGTTCCACCAACTCCAGTAAAATTATCAACATTCCAATCCGATTGTGCCACTCTAATTTCTGTGGTAATACCAGATTTTTTAGTTCGCATCATCCAGTATGCTGTAGTAATACCTGATGCGTTTGTTATTTGTTCCAAAAAGACACCATTTTCAGATCCACCGTATCCAACTCTTTGTGTAAGATTTGGTTTTGGTGGTTCCATTACAAATGTTTGAAGAACTTGTAATGCTTTTCCTGGTTGATATGAAAATACTCGCTTACTTTCTCGAATAATAGAACAACCTGCAGTAGTTCCAATTCCTAATGTCGCAGTGCTTTGATGAGTTATAATTCCAACCGTAGATCCTACACCAAGAACCACATCATCAAAGTCTCCATCTTGACTATATCTGTGAGTGGAATCAAATAAAGTAAATGGTTGAGATACTTTTAATCTTCCAAATAAATCTCCAGAAAACCCTTGACCGAGTTGTTCAAATATTTTTCCTTGAGCATCTGCTTGCATGTATACCTCAAACAGAGTTCTTTCCTGATTGAGATAATCTTGTTCATTCTTATTCCACTGAGCCATGAATCAATCACTCCAAGTTAAACTTTCTGGTCTATATCTTTGTGCGTTTTTAATTTTAATTGAGTCTGGTGATATTGGATAAATGTTATGGACAATTGCTCCAGGATATTCACTTTGCAGTTGTTCTGCAAGTGCATTTTTATCCATCATTTTACCTTCAACTTCTAATCTATATAATTTTCCTTGCCAAACCATATCAGCAATAAATGATTCACCAACTGGTTGTGATTGTGATTCAGAACCATTGATATAAAGATTACCGTTAAAGTCGCCAGCAATATTGACGCTTTCTGAAATAAATTGTTTAAAAGATTTCATTTTAGTTACAGTTCCAACGACGAAGGGCTTTGTTGATTCTTGAATCTGGATCTCTTGCAGTCTTTGCTGAAGTAAGTTTTGATTTCATTCCTTTCATACGGCGGCAGAATGAAGCACGACGCTTTGCTCTTTTTCCAGTTGGTTTCTTTTCAGTTACTGCAGTCTGAAGTTTTGAACCTGGATTTTCTCTGCGATATGCTTTAACAGCAGCGGGACTTAATCCATCAGTTTTATCTTGACGATTAACTTTTTGCCAATCTTCACTTAAACCCATTTCTTCTCTCCAATTAGAGAATCCTTCTGCCTTAACACAGTTTGGATATCTCTTTCCAAACATTGTCTTCATACCTTTTTTCTTATAACCAGGCCAACATTTTTCATCAATGACTTCACCTTCTATTTCGTATGAATTATTCAAAGCACGACGATCTTGTCTTACTCTCATAACATCATCTCTGCTAAAAGCACCTTTAGTCCATGGATCATCATCAAGTGCTTGTTGTGCCTGACTTCTGTTTAAATTTGGAGTTTCTGGTTTTACTGTAGAACTACCACCATATTTAATAGTTGAAGGTTTTGCTGGTGGGTTATAAGTAACTTTTCCTCCACCAGTTTTTAGTGGAGTTGATACAGATTTAGCAGTAGATTTTGCAATTTGGTCATCTACAGATTTGATAATTGCTTTACCAACTGGTTTTGCAGATTTCATAAGTCCTCTAGCTGCAAGTCTTGCAAGAAATCCAATAACTTCATCAAGTTGTTCACCTTCTGGTTCATAACCAGCAACTTGAAGATCTTTTTTGAGTTCTTTTTTTGCTAAAGGAAGTTGTGGTCCAGTTCTTTTTAAGAATATTTCTTTTTCGTTTGGATTATCAGTCCTAGAACCTTTATTATAAATTTTTTGTGTTCTTTGTGCGTTCTTATGTGCTGCAGGATCAATAGGAGGTAGCATTTGCTCATCAACACCTTGAAGTTTTCCTGCTTGTTTAAGAGCATTAATTCTTTGTCTTGGAGACATAGTTTCTTTTCTCTGCATAATTTTTTTCACTGCTACATCAAATGGTTTTTTATCTGACATGGTATCAGTGTCTGCAACCTGCTCCTTCATTTCGCCACTATCAACATAATCTGCTGCAGCATCAATATAATCTGCTGCCTTAGTAATTTTTGATTGAACCCATGCTTCTATTTCCCCTTCACCTTTTGCCATTTTTTTACGAAGTCTTTTTGCCGCTGCAATAATTGTAGAGAGTTCTGAACGAGCCATTGAATACTCATGATCATAAGATTCTGGAAAATTACCTGGATGTGGAGTATTTGGCGTATACTTCTTACCAAGACTCATTGGTAATGAATACATATCCCAATAATTTGCTCCATATTTACACTCATCACGAGTCTCATTTTTTTGACATTTTGGACAATATCTCATCATTTCCATTGCCTCCGATTTTGTTCCCCAATTAGCGGCACCAACTTTACGACACTTGACTAATGCTCCAGACGCATATGCACTTGGCCAAACATCATATCTTGACTTAACTTTATGATAACAAGCATCTTTGGAACCACTACCTTTTCCTGGTTTATCTTTTTGTGCTTCGTTAAGTTCCATTGCTTCTTTAATTCCTGGTTCTGCCTTTACGTAATTTGGATCTTTTTTACCTTTTGCAAATGTAGGAACATTAGTTGGTTCTGCTGCCCCAGATTTTGCTTGCTGCCCTTTATCTTTTTGTCTCTTTCTACGAACTGCTGATTTAATCAGTGCTTCACCTTCTTCTCCTTTTCTTTTTAATGAAGCAAGTCTTGCACTACTAAAACATTTTGGAGTTTTAGTTTCGCCCGGTTCATTAGCACAAGGAGAACCATCTGCTTGAACCCATCCAGGTTTTCCATCTTTTGATTTAGAACCTTTAAACCAATGATGTAAAGTGCCTTCTGAAACAGGGACATCTTTGAACTTTTTATGTTCTTTCTTTGCCTCTGCTTCCATTTTTTTCAAACGAGTATAATAATCTGGAATTTCATCTAAATGTTGAAGAGCAATATCAGTAGCAAGATCTTTATCTTTGGTATGCTCATGTTCAATTGGAACTCCCATTTTAAGTTGATTTTTTATGAAAGAAACTTCCATACGGTGTTTCTTTGCAATCTGCTCAACTGTTTTATGAGACTTTACTTCGTGCATTTCATTAAATGGAGATTTTGATTTAGTCTCTTCACCTTTTTGCCTTTTTTTACGAGCGGCACAATGAGCTTTCTGAGAAAATCCGTTTGGATTATCACAATCTATCGATCTTTTATATTTGTCAGACCAACTCATTGAAAAATAGATTACTCCTTATTATTTAGAAAACCTTGTTTGAGTAGTTTTGATAATTCAGATGTAGATCCAACAAAAATAGCATTATTTGTAGTATTTGTAGTTGTTTTAGTAACATCCTCTTCTACTTCTTTCAATTTCTTCTGCAAATCAATCAATTTGTCTGTTACGTCTCCAACATTTTTAATCAACTGTCCAGCAACTTCATATGCTCTTGGAGAACCACCTTCTCCAGCAAGTTCCATAATTCCATTGATTGCTTCTTGTCCCTTTTCAATCAAAGAATATAAATTTGCACGAGTATATTCATAATCTTTTTGAATATCATCAGACTTTAAAGGAGTTATACTTAACTCCTCCTTTTCTTTCTCTATTTCTACAATGCTACTTTCAATATTTAACGAAGCATCCAAACCTTCATAATTATTTTTCATGATTATTAGATATCAGTTTGACGTGTTGGACTATATTCTTTTCCATCAAAGAACATTTCAATTGATTCATTAAATCCAAAGTCGTCCTCTGGACCAGCATCAATTGGATCTGGAGTCACAGTATATCTCATCTCTCTCTTTGCAGTTGTCGTATCAGTTCCAGTATAATAATCAACTTGAACCTTACGAATAAGACCTTCTGTGCTGTCTGCAATTGGACCAAACAGATATGTTTTTGCAGTAAAGTTAAATGTATAGATTAAAATTCTTCGAGTAGAGAAATCACCCTCATAATCATCTGTAAAAGTTACACTATCTAAAACAACTGGAATATCTCTTTTTTCTCCAATTGAATTGACTAAATCTACAGTAAGATTAAATGATGGTTGGAAAAATGGTAAAATTTGTTCAACTACTTGGAGAGCATCATCTTGTATTTTACTCATTAAATTTACCTGAAACCCAATATTATATGGAACTGGTAAATAAACCTTTTTTAAATTATTACCATCTAGAGTTTTAAATGTTTGAGTAACATTTGCTTTTCTTGCAGGATCATATTGAATTGATGTCATCTCAAAAGAAAGTCTTGGCAAAGTCATTGCAATTGGTTTATTTAATTCCGCTTGCTGTTGAAGTCTTGCCAAAAATTTCTGCATTGGTCCATATGCCAAAGGAACTTTTATTTCACTAATATTTGCACCACCAGAATCTTTGTGTCTGATATAAATTTCATTGAACAGTGTCCCAAAAGATATAACTGTTCTTCTAATTATTTCGTGATAAAAGTAAGTTCCTAACATTAATAATTACCAAAAGGATTTGATTGTGAAAAATCTAAGATGTTATCTGCAGCATCTTCGATTTCTTTATTTTCACTATATTTATCATAAACATCCCATGTATCGTATGTTATTACAGCATATCGTGCCGAAGATGCAGACCCTACAATAATTTCTCCAGGATAGAACCCTTTTGTAGATGCATTATCGACAAAAGAAACCTTAAGAACTTTTGTATCATAATCCCAAGATTTTACGCGACCAACTGTTCCAGACCTAGATCCTGTAACGATTTCATTAAATAGATAAGTTCCAAATCCAGATAGAATTGGTGGAGCTGCAATAGATACGGTTGGGGTAGATATGTATCCAGATCCAGGATTTGTTATTCTAACTGAAGAAATACTATTTCCAACACTAACCACAGAAGAAGCAGTTGCAGTTTGACCTGTTCCAACTGATCCAGTAATTGTTACTATAGGTGAATTTACATAACCACTACCACCATTTGTAATTTTAATGCTAGAAACACCTACCAACGATGTCTCAATTGAACAAGTTGCAGCTGCTCCAGTTCCACCACCTCCAGAAATTGTTATTGTTGGTGCTATTGTATATCCTGCCCCAGCATTTGTGAGAACAATTGACTCTATAGATTTTACTCCTGCAATGGAAGTTGTAATTGCGACAGCAGTTGCATTTTTTCCACCAGATGGTGCAGTGCTAATTGAAACTATTGGTGCAGAAGTATATCCATAACCGTCATTATTTAAGAAAATCTGACGAACATATCCAATTGATGTTACCGCTAATCCAACCGCTGTAGAACCAATTCCAATTAAGTTTACACTTGTTATATAACCTTCTTCTTGAACCTGAGTATCAATTTCATTGATACTAGTATCAATAACTTCATCTTCATATTCAAATAATTCACATTTTAATTCATAAACATAAAGTTTACCAAGTTGATAAAAGTTTACTTCATGCTCTACAAATTTTACTTCAAAAAGTCTTTGTCCTAAGGGAAAATAAACAAGATCCCCTTCTCTAGGTCTTGATGAAACAATGATTTCATCATCATCTCCAACTTCTAAAAATGGAGATATAAAGTCTTCGAATCTTTCTTTAGATATAATTAAACTTAATTCATCTTTTAAACTCATTCCAAATTTAGTAAGAATATCACCTTGTCCAGTGTAACCATCATAATTATTCACATATGCTTCTAAAGCAAAATTATCATCAAATTTTGATGATGATATTTCTCTTAATATAGTTTGTTTCCTTACAAATTTTCGCGGAATGTAAATTACATCAATACCATAAATTTTTAGTTGCTCGTTGATTAAATCTTGAACGAGTCTTTGTTCTCCAGGAGATCCTTGTAAGAAAAATGGATTAAGTGCCATTATTATCCAATAAAATCGTATGGTGGTAATTCGTAATCCATTGACATTCTTTGCCTAATGTCTTCTAATTCTTTTTCTGCATCTTCATATAATTCTCTACCATTCAATTCAATTCCACCAGGAAGTTTAACTCCCCTAAACTTAATTAAATTTTGACCCCATTGTCTTTTCATTAATGCCGTCAAATAACGTTTAAGGAAACTATCATTATAAACGTTTGTAAACGTATTTGGATCTAAAATTCGATAACAATCAATTACAATGAAATTATTTACAGAGACTGCTGACCAATCAATATCTAGATATAATCTATCTTGTCTTTTATTATATCTAATTTGCTTATCTGGAGAAAGAAGAAAATCAATATCTTCAAGATAAGTTTTTACCATTGCATATTGTAAAAGTTCAACAGAATTGAAATAGTATAGATCATTTAGAAATAACTGATATTTAATGCTAAACATACCTCCAGATATGGAACTAGTATCAAATTTAAAAACTTTTTCTATGCCAATTACAGAGTCTGGAACTTGAATAAAATTAGAATTTTCATAGTAAGTAGAAGTAACTGTTCCGAGACCACTTACATTAGTGGAGTTTGCTGTTGTTGTAACAATACCAACTCCAGTTGTGCTAATACCAGTTACTCCTGGAGAACTAGCACCTTTTCCCCTATCAATTTCACTTTGAGTAAATTGATGTTTTAGATACATTCTCTCAACACCATCAAAATGCCTCTCCTGAAAGTATTGAAGGGCATCATCGACTAAATCATCGATCTGATCATCATCCAAATTTATTTCTAATACTGGAGCTCCCAAACGTCTTAAGCAATAATCAATAAGTTGTTGTCTTGATGCTGGTTTTGACATTAGTAAACTCCTCCATCTATAGTATTAGACCAAACTGGAACACCAACATTATCCGTTGTGAGTATATAGTTAGTATAATCAATTGCTGAACTTGTTGCTCCTGTAGAAACCATCAATCCAGATGAATTGAAATATGCCACACCGCTTGTAAAGGATGGGACATAATAAAATGCATCTGTAACAGTAACAAACCCAGCACGTAAATTATTTGTGGTTGTTATACCAGTTACATTGATATCTCTGGTTACAATGTTGGATGTATTAACTAACCCAACAAAGGTAGATACTCCTGATACATTTAGATAGTTGGTTGATGTAAGACCAGTTATTGTTGCATTTCTGGCAGTAAACTCATCAAATACTAAGTCATCAGATACAAAAAGATCTCCATCAATATAAACATTATTTTTGAATGTTGCAACACCAACGAAAGTAGAAATTCCACTAACATCAAGAGATGTTACTGAAGCAATTCCTCCAATTACATTTTTAGCAGTTACTGCTTGACCACCAGCGGAACCAGAAATACTGGCAACTACTTTAACTGCGTTTTGTTGCCCAACTCTAACTTTAATATCTGACATTACCGGGTAACTCCCTCCGTTACGAGAACCATCCCCTCAATAACTCTATTTTTTACATCAAATTGATCTGTTATGACGACATCATAAACATATCTTCCAGGTTTTAAATTTGTAGTCTGTGAAGCAGTCAATTTAATCAAAATTTGTCCGGCAGTTTCTGGAGACTCTATTGTGGCAGTAAATGTTGTTGCCGTAGAACTCCCAGACCATTTTCTCATCTGAGCTGCTACAGTATAATTAGTTAAATCAAATGATGAATTAGTATCGGCACCTTCTAAAGTGAAAGATTGACTAAAATCAGCACCAGCATTCACAACTAAGTTATTTACATATACTGCTGCCATCTATTTTATAAGCTCTACTTCTTATTTATATCTAGAGTTTTGCTAATGAACTGATTACTTCTTGTTGTTTAAGATATAATTTAAAGTAAGATTTTGCAAGATTCTTTAAATCATCCATATCATTAATACTATCAATTTCAGCAGCATGTCTAAAATATTCAAAACTTTTACTCAAATTTTCTAGTTCAATTTTATCTGGATCCATTGATTAACTCCTTTAATAGGGACTTGATTTCATCAATATCTTTTTTCATATTTTCAATTTCTTGTTTTTGTGTCATTCTATTATTCACGACATTTATATATTGATTATATGAATGATTATCGCAGTTAACTATGGCACCAGTCTGCTCATCACGATACAAATTAGGATGACCTTTTACTGGAATCATCATGCGAGTGCAATACTCCTCAAATCTTTAAATCTTGGAGCATATGCTTGATTTGTTCCAGACATGACAATCTTTATTGTATATCCAGTAAAACTACCCAAGTTGTTTGCACTAAATTCATATTCTAAGAATTGATTATCTAAACTTGGTGGAACAAAAACATCTGGAAGACCACTATTTTTAGATGGATCTATAACATCAAAATACCCATCTTGGTTATTATCAAGTGTGAGATTATTATATCCCGGGAATAACTCAAAGGATGGTTCTACTTCACTAGATTCTGGTCTAATTAAACTGTAGAGAACTCTAAAATCTGCAGATGAATGCCTATAGGCACCTATAATCACCTTAAGAGCAGTTGCAGGTTGAGCAAGTCTTACAGTGTTAGAAATATAAACAGCGGCATGTGGGTCATTTAAGACGTTGTTAGCACCGTTTTCAAGTGCGTAGTCTAAAATAGGTCTATTTAGTCTGTTGCTTAAAAACTCTACTGAAGACTCTTTCCAGAAAATAATTGGAGATAAGTTAGTATCTGATGTTGACAAATCAACCTTCATAGTAAATGATTTATTTCTGAGAAGAGATGCCAAATAGGTTTGCTCATTTATACTAGAGCAAACAATGCGAGTAGAAGTTAATCTATTTTCAGCACCTAATTCAACATTTTCATACCCTTGATCAACAAAAGATGATTCATTACCATCTACACTAGTTCCACTAACAGTTCTAATTTGACCATTTGCGGTTGTTGCAGATCCTGGACTTAATAGGGCAATTTGAGGAGTAACAGCATTAAATTGAATATTTTCTGTTGCTTGAATGTTATTACCACCACATGAAGATTCATTATTAAATGATAATTGTGGGAACTGAGAGGGTGTGTTATCTACTGAACGATCCACACCATTTGAAGATCTATCAACCTCAATATAGTAACTATCAATGTCATTACCAGTTTCACTAACTGTATGAGTTTTATTAATTCTTCTTAAAGACACGCCACCTAATTCATACTTATATACACTAGTATTCAAATCATGGGTAACTGTAAGAGTTGAATCTGTCCCTCTTGTAATTGTTTCTAAAGCACCAATACCAATACTTTCATACTTAATAATTTCATTTTCAATTTTTACATATCCTGGGTTTGTATTATTTACAGATTTTCCTTCAAATGTGGCAAAATTTGATGTAGATGCAACACTGATTATTGTATCAGAAGATAGTAAAGGTGCAGATAATGTAGTTGGTACTACATCACTTTCAACATCTACAATAGTAACTTTATTGGTGCTGGAATACATTCCATGATCATAATGATTGACTTTAAAGAAGTTTCCAGAATAAACTCCGCCAACTGCAGTAGAAGATGTAATTGTAGTATTGGCAAGTGATACTAAATTGCCCGAAGTATCATAGTATGATAAAGTTGCTACCCCAACATTAAAGGAGTTTCCTTGAACATTTGATAGATACAAGGTATCAATACCAGTTCCAGTACCAGTAATCGTAATTCTGGCATTACGACCACCAACAGGACTTACCGATGATGTAACAATTCCAACTACATCACCTGCATTATATCCACTTCCTGGACTTAAAGTTGATACTGCAACACCAGTAATTACTCCATTAGTTGCGGTAATATTTAATTTTAAACCACTACCACTTCCTGTCACATTAAATGTTTGAACTGAACCAGTTGTAGTGTAATTACTTCCACCTGTAGTAATTCCGACAGTGGTAACAGAGGATCCAGTTCCAACAATATATCCATAATTATATGGTGCAGATTGGACAGAAACTTTTCTTCCAGTAGTCAAAATTCCAATCATTGCAGAACTTGTTACAGTAGTAATGCCAAGATTAACTTTTCTTGGTAAAATTGTAATTGGATTGGCACTTAGAACAGGAACATAACTATTGCTTTGATTTAACGTTGGATTATGGAATAGGGCACTACCCGATGTAGAAGTAAAGTTTGCTTTATAAAGTTTAAATTTGAGATCTTGATATTGATTTGCTGTCCAAATTGATCCATTTTGCGATTTGAACAAACTTCCAATTCCAAATTGTCTGGAATATCTTACTGCCTGAGAATCCGGAAGATTGGCAGTTTCAATAGTTTTTTCTCCCATTTCCGCAATCCAAACCTCATATTGATCTGTTTGGGGGGCAAGAAGAACTATTGCATATTCTAAACCTGGTTCAAGATAAATTGGATAATCAAATGTAACTCTTGTTGGAACAGATGCATTAGATGATATTTGAATATCGCTTGGTTTTAAAGTTACTGGTTTCCCAATAATTGTTCGTGTAGGAGTTCCAAGTTCTACAGTTCTTACTTCAACAGTTAATGGTGCATTATTCTCATCTTTACTTGCAAAGAACAAATCTACAGCAGTTAAAAATGCCCCATTTACATCTTCATTTGGTTTATTACCATTTGTTGCTTCAGTGACACCACCAACTGAGAATGATTGTGCAAGAGGATCGACAAAGTAAATTGTTGTAGACGAAGTAGTAACTCTTTGCCTTTCTTCCCAAGTTCCTTCAGATTTATAAATTGTCTCTGCAGAAGAAATTAAAGTGCTTCCTGGAAGTGGAGTTTGGTTTGTGGAACTAGAAGATAATTTATAAACTTTAGATCCCGTAGCAATTCTAACTGATGGTGGTGGATTTGTATTTGGATCTCTTAGGAAGAAAGATCCTGAGAGGAATCCATTAATGTCACTAATTAGTCTTAAATCTTTTACATAAGCAATCGCACCACTAGTTTGTCCAACAAGTTTCATACCAACTGTTAAGTAACCAGAATATAGTCCTTGTGCTTCTAAACATAAAGATTCAATATCAACGTTTAAAGTTTTAGAAGATGCACTGTAGGATGCTGGAATTGTTTCCGAAGTTGCATATGGATTAGTTGTATATGTGACAGATGGATTATTAAAAGCACCTTCTTTATGATTTGAAGTAGATACTCTGAAGTTAATTAAGTTATTTCCATTAAATGATCCAATAACAGTTTCTCCCACTTGGAAAGCTGCAGATGCTCCATAATTTTGTAATGTAGAATCATTTGCAATCTCAATAAGTTTTGGAATAAAATCAACACCACTATTACCATCCAAGAATTGGTAAACTCTTGTTAATGGTTTCAGATTTACTGCATTAAATCCAGTATTTCTGGATCTCATGTATATCTCTGCACCACTTGCAATTAGTCTATCTTCTTGGGATACATTTGTTGATTGACCAACAACTGCAAAAGTTCCAGTTGCTCTCAACCAAACCCAATTAGTTTGATTAATATTAACATCTTGAAGTCTAATGGTTCTTACCCAACTATCACTAGATGGATTTAAATTAATCGTTCCACTATAAGAAATAACATGGAATGGATTAACATTTTCAACCTTTGTTGCAAATGTTTGCTCAATCCACCCTACCGAATCATATTTTAGAGTAATTGCATCGCCTGTTTTTTGAACATTTGAGTCATATAAAGAAAAATTAGTATTTAAATCTAAATTTTCATCTGTTAGATTTTCCGCCGAAACTGGTTTTAAATTAATACTATTTTTAGAAATACGTGTAGTAAGTTCATCGTTTTCTACATCTACTTCTACTGTAGATAGATTTAGATTAATTAAATCAGAATTTTTAAAATCATCTACAAAAAATCCAGTTTTAAATCTATTAAAACCTTGAGCATCTTGAATTTGTAAAGTTTGAGTATTTAATTCAAGTAGAGATAATGATGTTACTCTCTCAAGATTCTCAACTCTATCTTCAATTTTACCAATGTCACGCATTGTGTATCTTCTATTATCCATTAAAGATACATTAACATCCTTTGGATTATAGAGATATGGTGGAAGTGTAATGGTAGCAATTTCCATTACATCACTCGGTTTGCTTGGTTCTTTTGGATTTATTGATGGAGTTCCTTGAAGAACAGTAAATGTTCCTAATTTATCAAGATATAATTTATCAATTCTTCCAAGATAGAATTGATATCCAATTAACGCACTTTCATTTGGCGACATAATAAGTTTTGGTTCAGTTCCAAATGATCTTGAAGAGAAGTCAAATGGAGATGAAGAAGACCCTGTAAATACAGATACTCTAGGTCTAAAATCTAACGTATCAGATGCTCTTAGATTATTTTGTCCAATAGTTGGGATATCAGAAGAAAATCTTTCTTCCGAGTAACTGTTTACTGTAAATACATCTCCAGTATCACTAGATGGGACAGAATAATAGTCAAATACAATTAAAAGTTGTCTTGATGGTGAAGATTCTCCAGTTTTTCTAATAATTTTGGAATAATCGTAATATTGTTCTTTTTGTCCTTTATCTAATGTATATTTAAATGTAATATCTCTATATTTTCCTAATGTAATCGCTGCAATTGGGGTATTAATACCAGATTCTTCAAAAGTTACATTTTCTCCAGATGTAAATCTACTATTATTTAAATAAACAATTCCTAAAGTATTTGATGATGGTTTAGTTACAACTCTTGCTATTGCACTACTTGTGCTTCCGATAATATTTTCGCCAATTATAGCATTTGAATCTACATTTGCTATAGAAGTAAATGAAATTTGGTCTAATATAGGAGCACTAGTATCTAAAGATTCATATATTGCAATAATTTTTACAGCATCTGGATAGTTAAGACTAATTTCTTCATCTTGAACTCTTAAACCATAAGATTGATTATAACTTAATCCATCATTAATTGAGGTATTAATTCCTGTTCCAGACTGAGGATCTTTGGAAAAAACTACATTTATTGATTGAGATCTTATAAATTGTTTTATTTTACTCTGAACCCCACTCTTTACAAAAGTGGCATTTATTGAAGAAATTTGTTTGTTTTGAATATTGGAAAAAGTAACTTGACTTGAACTACCATTTAAGGTAACTTTATCTGACGTTAATGATTCTATAGTTCCATCAGCATAGAAAATAGAATATCTTTCTTCATCAAAAGCTTCAAATCTTATAGTAGAAGAATTAATTCCAATATTAAATTGTCCTGTTCCTACAGTTAAAGTATTAGATGATGGTGTGAATGAAGTATTAGATTGTGCAGAAAATGTTATTGTTGATGTGCTTAAGTCTGTCGATGCAATATTTGAATCTGGCAATTCTGCATATAAAAATCCTTTTTGATCATTTCTAAATTTAGCAGATCCAACTGCATATGATCCACTAAAAGTTGTTGCTGTTCCTGGAAGTGATCCATCACAAACTCCAGAAACAGATGTGACTGCCTCCAAAGTTAGTGAGTTTAGTGCTGATGAAACGGAAATAACACGATTATAAATTTCTGTTGCTACACCAGATCTTTGGTAACGAATTATATTATCAGTTTTGATTCCAATAAATGATGCCGGAGAAGCAACAGTTGCTGTGCTCACACCACCACTTGAGGCGCTAATAGTTATAATTTCAGACCTAGAAATTCTATCAAGTTGAGTGTCTGATAAAAACGCTGTAGAAAATCCAGATACTGCAGTTGGTTGATGAACCGATTTAATATCTTCTATACCATAAACTTTAATTGATGAGATTGTTCTAGGATATAGTTCCAATCCATTTATCAAAATTTGCTCTCCAACTGCAAATGTTCCTGATCTTTGTCTGATATTGATTACAGTTGAATTTGATCCAGCAGAAACTACATAACCACTTGCTCCACTACTCTTTCCTTTTATGAAAGAAGTTGCAGGAACTTGAATTGCAGATACTGCTTGATTTAATGTAAGTTCAGTGTAAGTTTGAACATCATATAAGTATAAATCCCAGTTAGTTGCTGCAGAACTATATGCAGCATCAGTTACATTAAAACTATAAACTCTTGCAGATCCTATTGTAGACCCTGCACCTAAAGTTGTACTATTTTTTCTTTGACCTTGTAAATAAATTTCTTGTTTTTGTTTAGGAGTTCCACTTACATTATTAACTCTCAATAAATTACCCATTTCAAATGGGATATTTGCATTAGATACTATTTGCTTAGTTCTTGGTTTGGGAACATCTATGATTTCAACACCCGTTTTTTCAATATCATATCCTCTTACATAAGCTTTTCCTGGAGAAAACTTAACACACATTAAATCATCTGATGGTGTATTTCCTTGTTCTGTTTTTTCATTACTAAAAAATAAACCATCATTTCCAAGTCTATCATTTAAAGAATTGTTTAATGAGAATTGGAAAGGAGTGACTACATAATCTCCAGATTCATCATATGTTCTTTGTGCTAGATAGTCTCTAATCAAAGAATAACTTGATTTTATTTCTACCTTTTTAATTGCACCATTTTTAACTCTTAAGAGTTCTACAAAATCAGTATCAGTTGTATCTGTTAAAAGTTTTTTGGTTAAAGTTAAAGAAATTTTAAATCTATCTGCACCAGGCGCAGCATAGTTAGTAAATCCTTTTGCATTGTCGTATAGTGATGGATCATCTTTAGCAGTTATAATCTGCTCATCTACTCTTAAACCAACTCTATATGAAGGAGTATTGGTATAATAATCTAAAATAATTGTTTGTTTAGGAACACGAACAAAAGATCCTCTAATAAAATAAACACCTTCTCCAATAGATGCTGCAGATCCAGTTGCAGTTGCATCTGAGTTTACAGTTGTTGCAAAAGGAGTTCCAGCAATTATTGATCCTATTGTTTCACTAGCAAATAATTGCTCATTGTTTTGGAATGGATTGATTTCAAAATTTGAATCTGAATTAATATATTTGACATACAAAGTTGCATATTCAACTCCTAGGCCCGGATTAGGAAGTTGAACCATCTGGACAGTTGCTGTAATACCAGATATTTGCCCTGTTACCTTCTTACCAACAAAATTAGATAAGTATGATGTTATATTAACATTATACTGTTGAGGATTAAGTTTAACTGCATTAAACTGATCATCAAAGGTAATATTTCCAGGAATAACTAAAGATCCCTCTTTAAAAATATGACTTCCAAATGTTTCTACTTGATCTTGCAGTATTGACTGAAGGGTATTTAATTCCCTTGCTTGTATTGGTTTTCCTGGATTAAAAAGAACTTTATAATAATTTTTATCCCTTGCACCCGTATCTTTTTCTGCAAAGTCGTCAAAATATGGACTTACATTAAGATTAGTTTTTTGAGCCATCTTTTAAAATTCCAGGATAATTTTAACGTCTTCTTTTTGTCTAGAACTTCTTGTAACAGTTGGTCTGTTATCAATGTAAATTATGTCTCCCGACTTATTATTTATCTCTGGATTTGAAAGACCATTGGTAAATTCTGTTCCAAGATTTATAATCTTATTTGATATTGTTGTAGTTATGCCAGAGTAACCACTATATATGGTTCCATTAAATCCACCTCCAACTTTTGTAATTTCAGAACTAGAATTGAAATCTAAAGTTGTATATGTAGTAGAATTAAAAAATGATGACATGCCAACAAAGTCTTGATGACTTGAACCACCACCCCCACTATAATATAAAGATCTATCTCTATAATATTTTAAAACTTTTGTTTCAGTGTCATATGAAACAACATAACCATATGCAATACCACCAGTAACTGATTGTTGAATTTTGTCACCAACAGAAATTGTCCCCGTTGTGGAACTAAATCTCATTGCATATAGTGCAGAAAAATCACTTGAAGTATAAACGGTCGTGCTTACTCCAGTTGAGTCATATACTGTTGGATTTTTTATAATTCCAACTTGTGCAAACTTAGTATCTACTGGAAAATCCTTTGTAGAATCATCAAATCTAGCATATACTAAAACTTTATCTGCACCAAGTTCTTTGTAAATGTCAAAACCATGACCCTTTGATGGTGGAATGATTGGTATTAATTCTGCATATGTGCTAGGAGCATTTGCTAATGTTGTTCCTAAATCAACTAAAGCATAAGTATAATTTTTTCCACCAGAAGTAACAGTTACATCAGTTACTTTTCCATTTGCATCAATATCTACAGATACTTTACCTCCAGATCCATCACCAACTAAATTGCATGATTTTCCAGATTGTGTTACATATCCATTGCCTTGATTTTGAATATAAACCTTCTTAATTTGGTTTTCATTAATTGTTGAGTCTCCATTTTCTCTAACTGCTGTAATTTGTGCATCAGTGGATGTTTGCCAATCATTGGGAACAGTTATGTACTCAGTTGAGTCAAATTTTATAATATCGCTAGGAGAAACTGTATAAAGATATTTCCAAGTGTATCCATCAGTTGACTTAGAAGGTTCTAAATCTGTAAAAGTTGGTTCAATTTGTGAAGAATTTCCTGTGGTTTTAATTCCAGATGAACCATTATCGATACAAATATAAACTCTATAATCAGAGTTCATAACATAATAATTTGCATCATATAGTCTTAAAGATCCTGAGGATGATCTATTAACTACACTATAATCTGGACGATACATATCATATCTTTGTCCAGAAGTCCAAGATATTTTTCTAATTACTCTTCTAATATTCGCACTTGTTACTTTTTTTCCAAATAACATTGTGGATTCATAATGATTTAAGTAGTCAATATTATCAGTTGGATTTGGGGGAGTTGTGTCCCAAGAAGAATTTCTACCAAATCCAGAAGAAGGTGATGTGGCATTAGACAATCCAACGAAAACATAGTAAGAATTTGAAGAATCTTGCACAGAATCTATAAAATTCGATGCATTCAATATTCTAAACTGATCTGTTACAAGTGCAGACATTTGAATATGGTTTTTTCTATATTTATATTAGGTTATAAAGTCTTTTTAATTGGTCCAATATTTCTCAACCCATACCCTCTTCTCTGTATTGTTGGTAAAGTTGTAAGACCAGAATTAATTGTAAATCCAGAAACTGCAATTGATACTGGAGAAGATGACCTTGAGAATCCTGATAGTCTACCCCAAGAAATTTTTCCAACTATAGATCCTGTTGTAGCAAGACCAACTACAGAGGTTGTCGATAAAATATTGCAAGTAACTATTCCAACTGAAGAATCAAAGGCGCTGACATTGTAAATGTTATCGACACATGTAGTTCCTATTCCAATTTTTTCAGCATCGGATGTATAAATTGAAGTAACTCCATTTCCTACAATTGTATCAAAAATATAAATTGGATATCCAGCACTTAATCCTGTGAATGGCGATAATGAAGAATCCAGTGTAAATGTAATAGAAAGAGGAGTTCCTATTCCACCAGTTGTTCCAATACCTGTTATATTTCCAGAAAATCCTTCAACAGTAGTAACACTTGTAATATTTTCATAAGTTAGATCTGGCAATGGAACAATAACTTGAGGAGGTCTACTGACAGAATATCCAAATCCAGAATTTGTAATTGAAATTGGAGTAGAGAGAGATCCATTTACAACAGAAATATTAGCAGTTGCTGTTGTTCCAATACCAACACCAATTTGTTTTGGTGCTGATATTTTAACAGTCACTGATGATCCAGTATAACCACTTCCAGCATTTACAATAGACAAGTTTTGAATTGTTCCATTAGCAGATACAATTGCGGTAACTGCCGCAGAAACAGGATCAGCAGATCCAGAAACTATTAGGGCATCAAAATCAATTTGAGGAGATGAAACATTCTCATAATTAAAGAACTGTGCATTATCAACAAATACTTCAGTATCAGTTGTTGAGAAATTTTTAATTATTTTTGCTGTTGGATAAATTTGAGGTTCAATAGAATCTCTTGCTTTAGAAACAACTTCACCATCAATAATTTTATCTACTTTTTGTTTTGTCCAATATAATGGTTTTTGATTATTGATATCTATACCCTGTTCGAGGTATATGTTTGTTTTAATTTTATCAGATGTTGTAATTTCAGAAACTGTTCTAGAATTTTGTGTTGTAGTAATTCCAAGAGAATTATTGTTACTGAAAACTTGAACAGTATCACCCTCTTTAATTGTTTCAAAAACATTTATTGACGTGCTATCTTGAGCACTTCCTCTATAGAAGAAAATTGATACGTTATCTTCTGCTTTTGGTGGTTCTGCGAACACAAATGAAGTTCCACCTTCAAATTGATATGATACACCTGGTTTTTGTAAAATACCATTAATAAAAATAAGAAGAAGTGAGGCAAAATCTATAAGTTGAGAATCAGAACTTGGACCTTTTTCAAAACTCAATAATTGTGAGTTATAATAAAGTGGGAACCTTGTTCTTGCACCATCTTGTAATGCTTCTATTGAATCAATATAGTCAAGTTCTCCAAATTGCCAAGAAGAGAAAGAGTCACTAAAAGTTTCTAAAATAGTTAATTCAAAATCAGAAATCGGTTGAGACAATCCAGAAGCAGTTACAAGTCCAACTGCTTTAATAACATCACCTTTTTTAAATCCATAACCACTTCTTGTAACTTTAAATCCAGTTACTTCAAACATTGTAGAACCTATACCCGTTGTTGAACTTGCACCAACTTCAACATTTAATAATAAACCTATTCCACAATCAGTAGTAGCGCCAATACTTAGTCTTGAAACTCCAGTAACAGATAAATTAGAATAATTTGGTGGAGATATATTAATAGTTGGATTTGTATAACCAGATCCTCCACCCACAATTGTAAATGCTAGTGTTCCACCTGCACCTACATTGGCAGTAATTGTTGCAGCAGATCCTGTGTGTCCATACTCAGTTACAGCAATTGAAACAGGATTTCTATAACCAGATCCCCAGTTTCCGGTTGTTCCTATGCCAATTGATGTAATTGATCCCCCAACACCAATTATTGCTGTTACAGAGGCACCAACCAGAGGAGCATAACCCAATCCAGGTGTAGAACCTAACGATACAATAATACCGCCTCTAGGAAGTTGATTCATATTTACATCGGATTGTGAAATAATTACAGATCCGTTTGAAGATGTGATACCAGAGAAAATAATGCTACTAATTCCAACAGACGTGTTTTCAACAATTCTAAAGTTATTATTTGTATTATTCTCTGTTGTTGGTGTTTGGAATATTCCATTTATTATGACAATTCCATTTCCACCACTAGTTCCCAATCCTACAGTGTTTCCACCACCAACAGTTAGAGTGTAAGTTTGTCCTATTCCGGTAAAGTTTTCTGAAATATTGTCATAAACTTGATTTGATGTATAATCAGTTCTTAAAAATACTCTACCATTGAAATATGCTTTATCTTCTGGTAAATTATCATTATCTCCAAATAATTGATCTTCAAAACTACCTTGAGGTGCTTCAGTAAAGTAAACTTTATTCTTTGCAATATTAAATGAACCTCTATAGAGATTTACTGAACTTGAGTTGGAGTGTGTAGTAGATGCACTTCCAACAAAACCTCTCCTTACATTTACCAGTGGGAAAGTTCCTGCAAAAGAAATTGGTCCCGCATAAGTTGTTCCTAAACCAACATTAACAACTTTCATATATTCATTATCAATTTTTAAAATATCACCAGGTATAATAGAAGAAATACCGCTTAAAGCAAAAATTGTAGATGCAGAACCTATTTGAGTATCATTATTAACTGTATAATTTAATAATGAATATGCAATTGGTGCTTGAATAATATTGTTAATTGAAATGATCGATTTTTCATTTTTCTTGACCATTTCTAATTCATGTGCATTTCCTGCACCAATAGAAGTAAAAGTCACCGCAATTCCGGAGGTTGCATATTCCTTTCTGGTAGCAATTCTAAATTTATCATTATTATCTTTAATTGCATATACTGTAGTTGGAAGTATATCAGTAACAACTCCAACATAATTTAATGTTGAACCAATACCTACCGATACTGGTGTTATTCCGAAGAACGTTGAATTTGGTCTATAGATTAATTCTTCACCTGTGCTAAAGAAATGGTTGTTAATACTAAATTGACCTGTTGACAAATCCAATATTGAAGAATCAGATGGATTAAATGTCTTCATGAAAATTGGTGTGCCATTATAGAACATGTCAAAATCGAGTTTGTTTAACTCATCACTATTAACAGCATAGTATTTTGAAACTCCAACAGATTCAATAACATTATGATATTCTAAATTAAGAGGTGTATTTTCAATCGCATAATCATTTTGAGAATAGAAAATTTGATTAAAGTTTAATATTTCAAACGTTCCAACAAAGTTATTATCTGGATAGAATTTTAATGATGCTGTAGATCCAGAAACCTCTCCACCAAAAGTTCCAATTCCACTATTAGTGTTAACAGAAAGGAAAGGATATTGAGTTGTATAAGTATTAGTTCCATTTGAAATCATTAAAACTTGATGTAAAGCACTAGTCTGACCAATACTTACTTTTATTAATGACTTAAGTGATGTAAACTCGGTAATATCAAATGATGCAATACTGGAAGATGCAGAAACATTTGAATAAGAAGAATTATACCAAACAGTTTTTTCACTATTATCTGGTTGACCAGATGCTTTAAACCTATAAGTTCCTACCCCAACAGCAGTTGTTCCAAATCCTACGTTTCTAGATCTAATTGTAACTGAGTTATTTGAAGTATTGGTGTAATTTAGTGATAGAATTCCTCCATCTATTGACGCACCAAAAGTTCCTATAAAGTTAGAACTACCTCCTGTTCCAGTGTCAAAATAAAACTCAGACAAATTAGTATTTGTTCCATCATGATCTAAGAATAATTCAACATAATTCATTTCATTAGTTACATTATCAATTAAATGGAACTCCGAATAAACTGATTTTATTAGAGATTGTGAACTTTGCAGTATATTTGCTGTAGATCCAGTAGAAACTGTCGAAGTAATTCCACTAAGATTAACAAATCCAACAGAGGTGCTTCCAACTCCAGTTGCAAAGTTTCCAAAAGAGGTATTTACATACTTAATATTATAAGTTGTATTATATGGATCTTCTGGATCAAATTTTAGGTAATGACTACCTAGATTATCAACATAACCACTTATATCACCTAATTGATTAGTTGTATATGAAATTTCTGAAGAGAATCCAACATTTAATGTTCCCCTCTCTAATGTAAATATATCTGGTTCCGTTGGATCATTATCATTTAAAACAATGACTTCTGTGAGTTGATATGTGGAATAATCCTTATCAGAAATTTGAACCAAGTATCTATTATATTTTCTTGATTCGATAATCTCTGTTATTTTTGATGAAGTTTCAATATCTTGATCATTATTTGAAAATTCATCACTAATATCATCTATCTCAAGAACTCTATTTGTACGACATTCAATATAATCTGCGAGTCTCTTAGATGTGAATTTTAAGAATCTAGATGAATCACCGAGAGTGTCAACATCAAAGACAAGATCAAAATTATTAATTGTATCTACTCTATTTTCATCAATTATATCAAATAAAACGGTTGTATACTCTTCTACAGTTGTTGTTCCAACGCCAACATTGTTTGTTATTTGAGTGTCTGCAAAGTTTTTAAGTCCACTTACATGTAGTAATCCATTTACTGGACTTACTATATTAGTCCATTCTTGCTCACTCTTTACAGAATATGAGAGATTTTGATAATAATCATTATCTGCAATAACTTGTGTGTCTTCATCTAATTTTCCAATATCATCAGACCATCCTATTCTTTGATTAGATGCATAATTAATATTAAATTTACCAGTTGAAGTATTAATAGAATCAACCGTTGCTATTGAACCAGATTGTGAACCACGAATAATTTGATTTTTTTGAAGATCATAATTACCAGATACTTTAATGTAATTTTCATTAGATTCAACAATTCTCAAATCTTCTTGTGAAAATCCAATATCAGTTTTTACTTCTAATATTTCTCCAATAATAAATTGAGCAAAATTCTGAACAACTTCAAATCTTGGATAATTATTATAATTTATTGCTGATCCATACAATCCTTGCGTGGTTTTTGCAATACCAATATTTGTGCTGAATCCAGATAAACTAAATTCAAGTTTTCGTGCTAAAGTTGTGCCGCCGTTAAGATAATTTGAAACCGTAAAGAATCTATATCCATAATCTTCTGAATTAAATCCATCTCCTTCACTACCATATTTTTCAATTCCTTCTACATAAATTTTATCCCCTGTTGTAAATGGTTCTGTGCTAAATCCAGTTAGTGGAGTTACCAAAAGGCATGTGACTATTCCAGATGATGACGATTGGACTGTTTGAATTCCTATTCCATTTGTATTATTAGTCGCTCTTATGGTAACATTTGATTCTGGTAATCCTTTAGGTGGTTGAACTACTGAAACTGAAAATATAGAATTTCCATAATAATTTGCAACTAATAAACCAGAATCAATTTTTTCTCCAGTATCTGTATTAACAATAACTAAGTTTGGTGCTGAAGTATAATTTTTTCCACCATCAATAACGGTAACTTCATTAAGTGTGTTAGAATTTTTTATTGTTACGGATTTTGGTAATGATGCCTCTGGTTGCAGGGTTTTATCTGAAGAATATTCAAAACCTTCATTAATGATCTTAATTTGATTAATTTTACCAATTGTATTGGACTTTGGAATAATATAAGCTCCAGTTCCAGAGGTTGAACCAATTCCCTCAAATACTGGTAATTTTTTAAAGTTGACTCCTGGCGAGATTGTTCTTACTTTTGAAACTCCACCAAAATCTGAAGTTGAATTAGTAGTATATTTGATAATATCACATTCAGATCTTGCATATGAATTTTTTTCTGGAGATTTTGTCAGAGATATATCAAAAGTTGTAGATCCAATTCCACTAACTTTATATGAACCATTATAATAACTATCAATAAAATTAATTTGTGAATAATTTTGAACTTCGGTGTCTGCAGTGCTAATATATCCCGATTTTTCTAATGAATAGAATAATATTGATGGCAATTCTTGACTGTAATTAATTGTTAACGAAGAATTTGTGGAAACTCCAACTGTGCCAACACCACTTACTGAAATAGTGTTTGTTGATCCAGTAGATACAAATTCATCTTTAAAATCTTTGTCATAAAATACTTTAAATGTATATCCTGATAGAGAAGAATCCGTTAAATCGAATACAAGGTTATTATTTCTTACAACATTTAGAGATGGGTTTACTAACGAAATATTTTGTAAAGTTCCTCCAGTGCTTGCAATACTTACTGTATTTGGTGGTGTTGTCTCTACACAGTCAATGTAAGTTTCCGCTAGTTTGATATTATTATCATCGACTTTATAAACAAAATAAAATCCAGTTGATAATCCAGATGCAACTAAGTTTGCAGAATATTTAACTTTATCTCCTGTTTTTAATTTGTGAGAATTAAGTGTAATGGTATTTGTTGAGGTATTAATTCCAGAAGAACTAAAACCTATATTATTAATTAAAGGATATCCTGTAGAAATATCTCTTGTAACTTTTACCGCAGTGGATGTGCCTACCCCTACAGAAAGATTGGGATTAATTGAAAGAGTTATTGAATCTCCAGAAGAAAGACTATGTGAAGTTGATAAAGATACTCTAGAAGTAATTTTTTCAATGTCTCCCTTTACTTGAGAATAATTAGATTGCAACAGATATTGATAAGTATCAGACCCATTGGATAAGAAGAATAAACCGTTTGTTGATGTTGTTAACCCTACCTGAGTTACAATTCCAATGTAATCCACAGATTTTCTAATTACAAATACGGTTTGACTATCCCCGCTAAATGGTAAGTTAAATGCAGAACTTTCAGATGTATTTGCAACTGAAATTGCAGATGCTGATGAAGGTTTTATTAAAGTTACTAATTGATTAGTTTTAAATGGATGATTTGGTAAGTAAATTGATTGTGTAGGAATAGAAATTATATTATTAGTTTGAATACCAACATTATAAGTTACTGCAACTCCAACTCCGGAGGTTGTTCCAACACCAACAGATTGCTTTGGATTAAAATAAACTAAATCATTATTTTTAGAATCAAAATAATTTACTGATTTATCAATTATAAAAGTATCTGGTATAAAGTATATCGGCGTAGTTGCTGTATGTCCTGTTCCAGAAACTCCCCTAAGAACTCTAATTATATTTTGAACATCAAAAATGTTTAAAACTGATAAAGTTTCTGTCCCAATTCCAATGCTACTTCCAATAGAAATGTTCTTTGGAACATTAGAAATATAAATGTCTGTAACAATTCCACTTCCACTTGAAGATGGAAGATCTTTAATCAAAGATGATGTATAAGATGTTACCCCAATCTGATGGAATCCATTTAAAACTGATAAAGATGTTGAAAATCCAGAAACACTAACATAGTCTAGATTTCCTAAACTATGTCTAGGAGAGATTTTTGCCTTAACTTGATTGCCATTTTCCCAAGTAAATACAGCATCATCATATGATGTTGTTGAAGTTTGGATATCTACAATATCTTTACCATTAATTTCAAATACTTGTGCTATTAATCCGCCGCCTTGTGTTTCACTCTCATCAAATTCTAGGGTATCACCAACTCTATAATTATTTCCAGACTTTACAATTTCAAAATCATCAATTGATCCAGAAGTAACTGACTCTACAACTGTTACTTGATTAACAACCTCATTAGACTCAGTTATAAAATCATTATTTGCATATAAATCATTAACTTTATATGGGAAAGTATTGCGAATTAATTTTGAATTATTAAAGTTAAAAGATTGATTTAAAGATGTATTTTCCGAAATAAATTTAGATCTATATCTGTCTCCAATAAAATATGGAAAACTACCAACAACATTATTTTGATTATCAATTATAGAAGTAGCAAAGTATGCATAAACACCATTTGGAAACTCTGGAGTGACACAATATCTGCCATTGTATTCATCCAAATCTCCAGAATTTGTAAACTTATAATCATCAATAAAAAATCCAGCAGAAAATCCAGATGGTCTATTTGAAACATTAGATACGTCTAAGGTATAACCAGAAGTTAATTTTTTCAGAGATGAATTTTTATCTTTTGGATTGGAATATCCATATGATCCATAAATTGGATTTCCATCATATGCCCATCCAATAATTGGTGAGTGCTTAGTTCCATCGTCTCCAAAATCACTTTGAACAACTTGTGAATAACCACAAATACTGTATTGTAAATTATTATAAGAAGATTTTATTAATTCGTTTGCCTCTGAAGATGTGCTATTGGCATCATTATATAAAACATTATTATTAATATCTAAAGATCTTACTTGAGGGTCAAAAATAACATTTTTACCAGCTGATGTTACTGTAATACTAGTATTAGATGTAGAATAACCTACCCCAGAACTTATGACAATTACATCGGTTATTTTATTGTTAACTATAACCGGTTTAAGAACTGCTCCTGTTCCAATTCCAGAGACATTGATATCTGGAGTTGAATAATATTCACTTCCACTATATTGGACCGAGATATCTTGTATTGTCCCATTAACAATTATGGGTTTAAATTGTGCATTTTTACCATTTTTAACTGTAATTGATGGTTTTTTGTGGTAGTTTAAAATAGTTGATCCATAATCTGAACCTTCATTATAAACATATGCATCTACAATTTCCCCTCTTATAATTGGAGTTGCATTAATAGATCCTCTAAATTGAGTGCTCCCTAAACCTACTGCACCATATTCAACTTTGAAGGTTATTTCTGGATAATTAAAAATATGATAACCAGTTCCTGAAGTTTCACCTAATTTAATGAATTTTCTTCTATCATAGTCTGCTCTTACAGTTCCACCAATACCAGCATCAGATAATCTAAATGTATTATTATCAACTTTAATTACATAATATTGTTTTGTGGTCGATAAACCAGTTATAGAATTTCCAGTATAAGAATATGTAATTAATTCACCATCACTAAATCCATGACTTGTAAATGAAATTGTGTTATTTGTTGTTGAAATTCCAGTTGGTAAAACTCTTAATTTTCTATTTGTATATCCTTGTCCTTCATTCAATACTTTGATTTGTGTTAAAGTATTTTTTGGTTCTGTGGCAAATTTATGAATGCCAGAGTTTCCGATAGTGGTAAATCCTACCGTATTAATCCCTGCAGTGTAATCTGAAGATGACTGATAAAGTTGAATTGTAGTATCACTTATAAATTTGACATAATATGTTGATTCATCTTTTAAAGTATTACCTGTGCTTGTATTAGATCCTTTAAAAGTTCCAATGCCTAATGCAGAATTATTTCCAGGTCTATAAACTACAGGTTGACCATTTATTAAATTATGTTTTGTTAAAAATGTAATTGTTTCATTTGTAATATCAATTCCACCACCATCAGATATTTGTCTAGCATCAAATTCTATTTCTCTTCTCTTTCTTTCAATTACTGGTTCAAAAACAGCACCAAATCCATTTCCACCAGTTAAAGCAATTGAAACTACAACATCAATATTAAAATCTTGCGGATCAACAAAAACTTTTTTTACAGATCCTTTGATAACAGGTTGAACAGATCCAATTCCTGAAGATAGTGATAATAATGGCGGATTAATTACATCATAATCTTTTCCACCATTTAAAACTCTAACAGATTTTAAAGGTCCATAGTAAACTTTATCATTTGTTTTATAGTTTAGAATTTCAACTCCATTGACTAATAATCCAACAGCACCAGGAATTGTTAAATCGGATTGACCATCTCCAATGTTAACAGAAAGTGGGAACTTTCTAAGTATTTTTTGTGGAGATAAAAGTTGTTCTTTCTGTGAATTTAAAACAAAATTATGTGTTCCTGATGTTAAAGATCCAAAAGTCAAATAATCACTTGTTCCTATTACTGATCTTGATGCATATAATCTAATTTGAAGTTGTCCAGGTAAAACTTCTACAAAGTAAACACCTTCAGGTAATCCAGAAATAGAAGTTCCTGATGGTTTATAATAAATTTCATTTCCAGTTATAAAGGAAACTTTTTCAAAAAAAGTAATTATTGAATATAATCCAGTATCTTCATCTTGACCACTAACACCAATAGCATTATATGAGAAGAGAGATTTAGTTATTTGATAAGATGGTAGAGAGTTGGATGCAACATACATGTAGTCATCGTTCTCATTATAAACATTTTGAATATCTGCAATTGTTGGAGTAAATTCCAATGGAACTATTGAAGTGTTTACATTTTTAATTCTTCTTCTGACATCATAACTAGCACCAGAAGAAAGTGTAAAACTTTGTGCTGTTGTAATTTGTTTTCCAGAAATTGCTGTTATTCTTAAATTAGATACGACTATGGTTTGAGAATCTCTATTTAAGATATCAATATAGTCACCAACTTTTAAATTTGATTTATCAATGCTACTTTTTAAAGTAACTTGAGATATGGAACCAGAAGAAAAGGAGTCAATATAAAATCTTGAACTTGTATTATAGATCCAACTGTTAGCAAATATTTCTTTATAAGTTTTATTATTTTCTGGATTACGAATAATTTCTCCAACATTTTTAACTGTTATTTTATCGCCAACCGAAATTGAAGAATTTGTAGTTATTGGAGTATAATCTGATAGAACACCAGTAATTCTAATTTCAACTTTTTTGGATAAATCTCCATTTTCATATCCATAATAAGTTTCATCAGATCTAATAACTGATGCTGTAGATATTCCAGAAGTTACTCCAGAACATCCAAAAAATTGATTAATACTTTTCGAGGTGTAATCAATTACATTGGATCCGGAATAAATTTTTCCAGATTCTGGGAATCCAATTGTAGAATCTACACTAATTGCAGAACTTCCAACACTTACATATTCTAAGTTTTTAGTGCTGCCAGTAATATTAAAAGTTCCAGTTATTGTTGGAAATGCATCATCATAACCAATAAAAAGTAAAAGTTTATAATATGTTTTTTCTTTTCTTCTAATTACTTCTACCTCTGATACTGAAGCAGTTGTGCTACTATCATTTGTTTTAAAGATTGTCTGACCCTCTAATTTAAGTGGATCACCGGAAATAACATCTGCAACAACAACTGCCCTTCTTACATATGTTGCTGAAGATGGTTTGACCAAAAATTGCTCAAGATCAATAACTTTTGGAGTTTCTCCAAATAATACATTAAAGAGAATACGGAAAGATTCTTCAGTTCCTTTTGCTTCATAGAGAGTTCTTGCTTCTTTAATAAAGTTTCCTACATTTAAATCTGCAACAAACTCTTTATTTTCTAAATCTGGTGTTAAAGAATACTTGATTTTTTTGTAAAATTCTTTTAAAAATAAAGAACTTAAATTTTGAACAGTAGTCAGTCCTACGTGAGATGCTGAACTTGATGTTGAAAATACTAATTCTTCTGAATGGAGATCTTGATGATAACTTGTTATACCAGAAAAACCACGAACACATCCAGTAAACGTATTGGTAGTTAGACCAGTATAAGTAATAATTTCATTATCAATTTTCAACAATCCATAATTTTGAGGAAATCCCTTAGTTGTTGAAACTTCAATTGTAGTTGCAGATGAAGAAATTCCAGTTGAAAGGGTTGTAAATCCAACTACAACCTCTGGAGTTAAGTTATCAACTTTTAAATATTGATCAAGATTTTCGGAAATATCGACCGGACCACCTTGATACTCTTGAGAAATATAATACTGCTTTAAAAAGTCTACCGCCTTTGGACTTTCATCTAAGATAAATTCTGGAAGTTGACTATTAATTATTTGTTGGACTTTTACCCTAGACTCAAAACCAGTCTGTATCATATTATGACCTCGTTAATTCCCCGTTCGAATAGCTTGATCTATAATAGTCGTTTGTAGAAAAAACGACTCCAGATACGTCATCACCAGAAGCAATGACATCTTTAATCATATTTATTTTGCTTTTTGAAATGCTAAAAGACAAATATAAATCCTTCAATCCAATAACATCATTAGATTCTGGGAAGGCTTGAATTTCTATAATATCTTGACTTAGTTCCGTAGATACAATCGTTATTGCTCCTAAAAGGATTTCTCCCGTTTCATAATTTATAGTCCCTGCAGATTGAACCACAACAGGTGTTTGAAGAGTTGCGGTTGTTCCTACACCAACTAAAACAGGAGTTTGTTTTATGATTGAAATAACACCCTTTCCTGTTAAAGTTCCATCAGAATTTTTAGAAGGAGTATCTGTAAAATAAACCGTGCTTGGTTCTCCTAAAATATGAAATCCTGTTGATTTGATATTTTTTCCTTCTGGATTAATATGAAACTTATTTCCATAACAAATTTCATATTGAGTTGGTGAATTTATTTTTGCTTTTAAATCTCTTCTAATTCTAACTTTAGTAATATTTGATGTTACTGCAGTGTCAGTATTGTCAATGACTTGTAAAACTTTACTATATTTGAATCTGCCACCAAATGCATTTAGATCAGTTGATTGTGCATATGAATTTAAAGACTTAATAACATTTGTCTTTAAGTTTTCTACACTTGAAACCTGTGCATAATTATAATAAATTGATGAATCAATTTCAACATACAATATTTTTAAATCAATAATTTCTGGATTTACTCCAGCAACACTATATTGCTTCAGTTTATTTTTGATTTCTTGTTTATTAAAGTCAGATACAAAGGTTCCATTTTTTGGTTTGATACTAATAAAAACTTTACCAAACTGAGGTGGAGTTAGTTCTTCACCACCGACAACAGAGACAGATTCTGTTTCTGGATATATTTTTGATTTGATAATTGATTCATAATCTCTCGCAGTTACTGCCCTATATTGAGATGCATAAAGTCTAGGGGCAAAATTACGAACTGAATCAATACTTTCAATGTCAGACCCATTTTGAGACGATTCAATTGTGGTAACAGTTATTGTATTATCTGGAATTTCGATAGCATCGCTTTCATTTTTGAACGTTCCGGCAAAAGTAAATGAAGTGGCACCATTACCATCCTTACCATCAGTAATAATATAAGTTACAGTAATTACAGCATTATTTTCAAGTTTTTTTCCAAATCTCCCATCACCAAAAAGAAGTTCATATTTTTCATCTTTGATTTCTTGAATCAAATAAATTTTTGAAGTTGCATCTACTTCAAAAATATTGTCAGCAAGAGTATATGGATTTCCAAGTCCTGTGTCACCTGGACCTTTTACATAAACACGAATTGTAGATGTATCGATATAAGCATTATCTAAAATAAATTTTTGATCTAAAGATCCATCAACAATGAATTGTTTTCTTAAAAATGTTCCTTGTTTAATAGTTAAATTATTAAACGATGCTACACCATTCGATACGGTCGCTGTAGTGTTGTCTGGAATGGAAAAGATATAAGATGACCCACTTGCAGTTCCCGTGCATACAAGACCTGCCTGGAGCGTTACAGTTGATGTAGAACTTTTTGGTTGAACTGAGAAAGAAATTGAAGCACTTGCAGCAGTTCTAGATTTTGGAACATAACCAATATTCCTTGCAAGTGAAACCACATTTTCTCTTAAAGTAGCAGAATCCAGAAAGGATTCATTAACTACCATATTTGAATTAAATGCAGTAATGTATGTATTATACGCAAGGGCGTCAATCAAAACAGAAAAATTAGACCCCTCAAAGTCAAAATCCGTGAAATTTGAATTTGCACGAAGATAGTCTTTGATTGAGGTCTTTATCTGATCAAAATCTAGATTAGTAAATTTAGTGAAAGGCATTTTATCTTGTTGCCTCTAATATAAATGAAAACTGTTGTGTTGGAATTTCTTGCCCAATAATATCAAAAGTAATAGTAACTTCAAATTCATTTAAATCAGGTATTGGATCTACCTGAACAATCACACCATCTACTCTTGGTTCATAATTAGAAATAACTTCAATAATTTGATCTTGAATTACAGAAGCAGTTCCATAATCAACAAATTCAAATAAACTTCTTCTTACATTTGAACCAAGAGAAGAATTGAAAAATCTTTCTGTAGGTATTGTTTCAACTAAATTACGAACCGAACGAATTATCGCTCTTTCATTGACCAAAACTGGTAGATCCTTCGTTACAGGATGAGGATCAAAAGATAAACTGATATCTTTAAAAGATCTAGATATCCTAGTAACTGACATTTTGAAATATATTTTCTTTACTTATTTATGACTATTTCCATGAAGATCCGAATGTTGGTTCAGTTCCATATTCCCAATCATCATAGTCTTCATCGTTTCTAATTTTTTCATGCAACTCAGTTTGTTTTTTTAAATCATGTTTTGGTGCAAGATCATGCACAATTTCTTGAAGCACTCTTTTTTGGTGAGAATAACCATAGTCAGTGACTAATCTTGAAGTTCCCCACATTTCTCTCATATAATTAGAGTCCCTATCAACTGGTAAATTAGACATTTTAGCTCCTGTTTTAATGAATAAAACAGAACTTTTATAAAGGAGGTTGCTATCTCCTTATTTCTATTTAACGGTCTACTTCACGCAATGAATATGAGTCAGAATTGAGATATTTTAATAGTTCAAGAGCGATTAATTTTGGATTTCCTTCACCACAAGTGTAGACATCAACCGCCAAACATCCATTTTCTGGCCAAGTATGACAAGAAACATGACTCTCTGCAAGTGAAATGACGACTGTACACCCTTGTGGAAGAAAACAATGCGAAAATACGTTCAAAATCGTCATTTTTGCACGATCAATGCCTCTAATCATGACGTTTTGTAGAGATTCTACGTCATTAATCAGGTCAAAGTCCACGTTATACACCTCTAACAGCAGGTGTTTACCCATTGAAAAGCGTTCCAACTCAATTTTTTAGTAAAAAATTTATTTATTTTGTTTTTCCTGAGGAGTTTGCCAAAAATATTCATCAGTATCACCCAATCTACCCCATCGAATACCTTGTTCAATCTGAAAAGTAGTGGTTGAAGTCAAGAAATCTGGTATTTTTGGTTCATCCAGAGTCAAAGAAAGATCATACATCTTCATTCTATTGGTTGGATAGAGTGCAAATTGACCATTTTCAAGTTCGATGCAGTTGTGAGACTTGTGTTCATCGGGCATTTCACTCACATCAGTGTCAACAGTATCTAAATCAGCATGATAATTGTCTAAAGTGAAGTGATATTTACCCTTAATAACTCCAAAATTACGAGAAAAGACTTCAAAATCCATATGTTTGATAAATTGCTTCTCAATACAAATGATTCCATAGTCCATACAATTCCAAAACTGTAGATTCGAAAGATCTAAATCGGGTTCTGGAGTTTTTGGAGACGAAACAAATGCCGAAATTGGCAGTTTATCATACATCGCACCATATTCAGGTAGATAAGTCTCAAAATAAAAAGCACGTCCAGGTATGCTCTTTGCAGCAACCCAGACTCCCTCTACAAATTCACCATGACCGTCTTTAAGATCTCTAAGATATTCTTTACGAACCCATACTTTAATCATGGGTAAATTTGTAACTAGTTGACTCATTGAACTAAAAATCCCGTTCAGAAGGTATGTAATACATTGTTAGTTCTTCTCCAGCAGCAATATTCACCTGAGAGTAAATATCTCCACTTCTACGATTCCAAAAACAATTTGGTGTATCGGAATGATTGATGTAATATTGTTGATAAAACATAAACGGAGGAGCATCAACATAAAATTTATTGTCGTATCCGTCCGTCATTCCCCACAAATAGGTTTTAATTCGATCATCTAAATCTTTAAATTCATTCCAGTCAAATAAAAAATCTTCTTCATCTTGACCAGTGAATTCAATGAAATGACGGAATCCCATGATTAAAGTATCTTTAGGAATATCAATCAATGCAAAGACACCAACACCTGCACCAGGTATTTGACTTGGTGCAAGTTTAGTTTGATGTTTATAAATCAGTCTTTTGACATCTTCACGATTCATCCTTTTCCTTGTCCACGATACTTCTTTCTCGCCCCATTACGAGAAGACGCAGCATATTTAGTTCCGTCTCCATCTCCCTGACGAGACTTCTTAGGACGCCCAGGAATATAAGAACTGTTCTTATTCAGTCCACCTTTTGCTTTTGCAGCCATACGTTATTCTCCACTA